GTATATTTAGCTTTCAACCAGTCATAAATGTCTGCGGGAGGCTGACCAATTACCAACTTGGCGATAATTTCATCCTTATCTGGATGCTCCAATATCTTCTTGTAAGTTGGTTGCTTGCTCATTACGTAACTCCTCTAATTTATTTTGTAATATATCGGCAAAAGACTTAGTTTCTTCGTCGCTTAGTTGACTAATCAATTCCGCCATTACATCATGTAATTTTTGAAAGTGACCTTTGCAGCTCATCGATTAGTTCCTAGTCTGCCTTCACGAGTATCGAAGATGGCGTGGTATGGTGCGTTGAGACCTTGAGTCTGTTGTGCAACATCGCCACCCGGCACCTTGGTACCGTTATTTAACTCGAAGCCTGAATCAAAGTTATAGGTTTTCTTGTCCATCTCGCACTGCCACATATGCTCACCCACACGTGCAATTTGTACGCCAGGGTGATCAGGACAGTAACGGCTGCTCAAAGGAGCCTCTAAGATAGCAAGGCGTTTGGTCATCTCGCTTTTCTCAATAGCCTTTTCAGATTTACCAATTAAGTTGGTATCGTGATGTTCTTTACGAGGATCATCATATTTATGCTTGAGAGCCACCAAACGATTTTCTTGAAGTTGCTTGATCTGGTTGGCAGCATTTGGCGGAGCGGCAATAGAAAGCAAAAGCTCATCTAAAACAGAAGCTTGCTTCTGCAACTCAGGATCATTAGAAGAATCGAGAGCAGCAGCCAAATTGGCCACACTTTCAATAGACTCTGAGGTGATAGTAGATTCTTCGGCTGGCTCCATACTTTCTACTTTTTCAGCGGCAACTTTGAGAGCGTTGGCAGCATCAACACAAGAGGAGGCAACGACCTTAAGGCACTCTTCATCGTATTCTGCCAAAAGCAAAGCCTCATTGTCTGGACTTTCCAGCCATTTAGCGATAGCGATTAACATTTCTGAGATTCTCATTGGTATTTCCTTAATAGCCTTTCGAAGTCTAGGCTGCTCTTAGTTTCTTTGCTGACTGGCTTGACCTCCGGTGAAGCCATTTGTTTAGCTTGATCTTCTCCTGCCTCAAAATATGGCGTATTAACACCCTCTGTACGGGCACGGTGGTCTCTTAGAGCTTGTAATATCTGCTCTTTAACCTGCGCATCTTCGACGGCAGTAGTGGCTCTTTGCTTAGCATTGATAACCGTGGTCATATCCTGTAAAAACCGAGGATCATTTCGGAAAACAGTTTCCCAATCATCTTTATCTTCAATACCATACTGGCCACCGAAACGACGAATAAAGTTAATAATATCATAAAGATCGAGCGAAGTTCTTTGAGCAGTAAAACGACCGCCAGTACCAGTCTCTTGGCTCATTCCCATCTTAGTCATATCATCGAGAGCTTGAGTTACCACACTCTTAATTCTGGCAATTCCATGACGAGCTTTATTGGCCTTTTCTTTACGTATTTTATCTACATAAGCTGGTTTTACTTTTTGACTCAATGGAATCATTTCCCAAATTAACGCCGAAACATGAGGAAATTGAACGGGTCCCTGAACTGATAAGTTAGTATCAATCAATTTAGAAAGATCTACAAAAGCTTTTTGTAGCTTTGGCATAGGAATCTTGTTGCGTTCTCTTTTGAGATAATCAATAATAGAAACTAGAGCTTTGCAGAACTCGTAACCGGCGACTGCTTGCTCTTCCTGTTCATTGGTAGGTTTAGCAGCACCTGCATTAGCACAAGTTTCTAGGATATCGTAGGCTTTATGAGCATAATCGTACAACGTATCAATGTGCTTACGCACGGATACTTCTAGATCTGCCGTACTGACAGCCACTTTGTACTTGTGTGCCATGAAGTCCGCGAGTCCTGCAATTTCCATTGATTACCCAAATATCTTAGAGTTGTTAAAGACGGCACCTTCATAAGTCTCGTCCATACCTCTACGATATAATGGGCGGCAATTGCCATCTGAGTCTTGATAAACTTTATGGACTGGCAAGCCGGTGTGAGAGCAGATTTGGTGCTCGCTGGTGGAATTTTTGATCATCTTAGAGCACTTGGATTCAGCAGAGGCTGTAGCAGTTTTGCCAGAGAGACCGCTCATGTAAACTTGGAATCCAGTGGCATAAGCCTTGGCATCTCCACTATTAGCAAGAACATTGAGAGCGTCTTCAGCACTGGCCAAATTACCGTCGGCAAGAGCTTGACGTAGGTTGCCGAGGACTTCGCTTGGCTTCAAGCCATATTGGGAAGAAGCAACAGCGGCAGCCTTATAGTCTGTAGCATTAGTAGCTGCCAATTGCTCAAGCATGTCTTGGCTAAAAGCACCAACAGCACCATTGCAAAGTAGAACGGCTGGCTTAACAATCTTGCCACTAGCCACTCTCACTGGAACAGCGAATGCGAGACGACCATCGTTCAAAGAGACGTTGAGATAGATAGTAGAATCTTTAGTGTTTTTGTGTTGGTCAAAGCCTTGAACCACAACTTGTGGGTTTTTAAAACCGAAACCACGAATCTCACGGGCTACGTGTTCACGTGCAGCATTAACAATTTGGTTTCCCAAATAGAACTCAGCCAAACCTAGTGCAGAGGAGAACTTTTTCTCAAAAGATTCAAATTCATTGGACTTTGGAAGCTTAACATCTTCCTTGGCTGCGGTAGCCATCTTTTGTCCGACAATCTGTCCTTGGAAGAATTCAGCCTTACCCTGACGAGTAGCATTGAGCTTAGTAAGTGCAATTTCCGCATCACTTACCTCATGACCTTCCGTCGCAGCGACAGTCAAGACGCCCAAAATGGCGGTCCCATTGACAGTTAATTTAGCGCCGGCAAAGCTGGTTAAATAACCCTTTAGGTTAGTATGATTAAGTTCTTGTGGGCCAGTGTTACCCATAAAGACAGAGGCTTCAGAAAGTTTATTACCAGTAACTTCTACTGGAACATAAAAACTAGTAATACCTTTTGGAGTCTCGTAATCAGCCTTAATAACTAAAAACTTATCATTGCCATCAGACACTTCCAAAGAAGTTGGGCGCAAGTTCCAAGCATCTAGAGTGCTACCCACGGAACGCATAGCTTGATCGGCTAATAGTTGGGAGTACATCTTGAGAGGCAAGTGCTTGTCGAACACACTATTGAGTGCGTTGGCCAATACCTGATCTCCTACCTCGTATGGGCTGACGCTTAGTGCTTCGTCACGTTCCATAGTGGTGGCACCCTTAAGCTCAGTTACCTTTCCTAATTCATCTTGAAAGAGGTCTGCAAACTTAGTGTTGCGAGAGTAAAGCTTGGTGTAAAGTTGTTTGAGATCAGCACGGGTAATGAATGTAGTGTTGTTAGAGGCGAGCTTTGCAACAACTCTAGACATAGCACCAATAGTTTTATCACTTGGATAAGCTTCAGTAGCCTTAGCTAGCTTAGCTGCTAGAATTGGAGTAGCAATTCTCTCTTGATCTTCCACTGATTTTACTAGAGAACCTACTAGCTGTTGTATTTTGTCGAGGCTCATTGAACACCTATTCCGTTTAGACCAACTCAGGGTATTTGTTGAAAACTTCTGTTCTGGATGCATCAGATAACTCGCTCAAAAGAGCCTTAACTAACTTCTTGTTACCAGCAAGTTTGGCTGGCAAATAGTTAGGAACTTTTTGCAATTCAGAATGAGGAATGCCTAATCGGCTAGCAGGGACTCTTACAAGAGGATCGCCTTTGTAAGAAACTTCAAGCACACTAGCCACCTTATTTACCCTAACATCCCATTGGGCAACTGTTTTTTCTTCTTCATCTGGTTGATAAAGAGCAACGATGTATTCACCGTCATCGGCACTCTGTACTTGCCATAGATCGGCAGACTTATCACTATCCTTAAAACGAACCACGTCGAAAGCTACGGTCTCCAATTGATCTTTCACATCGGAAAGTCGATAAGCTTTTTTAGTGATTTGGTTGGCTAAACCCGAGTAATCTATACTAAACTTTGGCATTAAGTCTCCCATGAACAGAATGTGCCCTATTATAGATAAAGTAATATTGATACTATTTAGGAGGAAAATCCTGTGTTAATTATTCCTAAATATTACCAAAAGACTTTGTTGCGGAGTTTAGAGACCAAAACTTTGAGTTTTTCTTCGTCCATTATGATGTCGTACAAGTCTTCTATTTTTGGCGGTTGAGAGGCTCCAAAATAATCTATTCGAGAAGGAATACCTATAAGTCTTAAAACTTCAGCCATTTTTTCACGCTCTAAAAATGCGTCATGTTCTTTACTCATATATTTCTCCAAAACAAAAAGCCGGAGCCACCTTTCGATAGCTCCGGCTTTACCTATAACTTATTTTACCATTTTTCTGAACGAACTTCTGACATCTTACGTAAGATTTCCATAATCTTTTCATCACTTTGGATGATCTTATTTATTTTCTTTTTCGCGCCCCCATAAACCTTTTTGCCGTTTTTATAATCCACATTTCCATTAAGTGATTTCGTTATTGAACTTTGGTTCACATTCAGCATCTTGGCTATTTCCATTTGCGTATAACCGTCAGCGTACAATCTAATCACTTCTCTCTGACGTGGGGTCAGTAGCGTATCTACCACTCTCCAAAACTCTTTCTTCAACTGTTCTTCCAGTTCAATCAGATTTTCATTATATTCGAAAGGATTGAGGCGATTATAGATGCTATCTTCATTACAAAAGGTTTCCATCATTTCATTGGAACAAACTGTTTCGAGAAGTAAATATTGGTAGGAATCTGATCGATTCTTTCTTTTTTCATAACTATTAACCATTTAGACCTCATTATAGTTTGATATTATGTCTTAATAAAATATCTCTAATAGTAGTTTTACCACAACCAAATCTTTTAGATAATTCAGTTCTTGAGATATTTCCCTCCTGATACAATTTACATATTTCTAATTCCTGTTCAAGAGTAAATATATTACAGTTATTAGAATGGCCAGTATAATTTTATTGCCTGGTCTTTACATTATGTCTTATTAAGATGTCCGCTATTGTAGTCCTTTGACAATCAAACTGCTTGCCAAGAGCATATATAGACTTTTCCTCTTCAACATATAATCTACATATCTCTCGTTCTATTTCTTGTGAAAATCTTCTCCTTGATATTTGAGCTTTACCAGCTTGGGATTTAGATAACTTTACTCTCCATTCATCA